TGGAGGTCAAGCAGGGAGGCAGCCTCGTCGCGCACAACGGGATTGGGTACGACTACCCCCTGATCAAGAAGCTCTACGGAGTTGATCTGACCGGGCACGAGGGCGAGTGCCTCGACAGTCTTGTTGTCAGCAGGCTCGCATACCCAGACCTGAAGGAACTGGACTTTGCCCGCCTAAACAAGTTCCCGAACTTCCCAAAGCAGCTGATTGGCTCACACTCACTCCGAGCTTGGGGTGAACGACTGGGCCACAGCAAAGGAGACTATGACGACTTCTCTCAGTTCACTCCAGAGATGCTGGAGTATTGCGTAAATGACACCGTCCTACTTAGGCAGCTGTGGACTCACCTTCGCAAGCGGAGTCCTTCGATTGAGGCAGAATGGTTGGAGCATAGGTTTGCCGAGATCATGCTTATGCAGGAACAGCATGGGTTCATGTTCGACAAGCGTGCTGCTGAGAACCTGCACATTGAACTGCTCAAGAAGCAGTACGAGCTAGAAGAGAAAGCCAAGGCGGCGTTCCCTCCTCAGATCGTTCAGCTGAAGACCAAGACCAAGACCATCCCGTTCAACCCCGGATCAAGAAAGCAGATAGCTGAGGGGTTTATCAATAAGTATGGATGGGAGCCGAGAGAGTTTACTCCTGATGGAAAGCCTCGAATTGATGAGGCTGTCCTGAGGGGGATGAGCTACCCCGAAGCGTCTGTGCTGCTTGAGTACCTTCTGGTTCAGAAGCGTATCAGCCAGCTGGCTGTCGGCTCGCAGGCATGGCTGCGCCATGTCAAGGAGGACGGGCGCATGCACGGCAGGGTCAACCCCATCGGCTGCGTGACCGGGAGGTGCAGCCACAGCAAGCCCAATGTGGCTCAGGTGCCTGCAGCTTACTCGCCCTACGGCAAGGAGTGCAGAAGCCTGTTCACTGTGCCGGAAGGATTCAAGCTGGTCGGCGCAGACGCGAGCGGGCTGGAGCTTCGTTGTCTTGCTCACTACCTTCACAGGTATGACGGTGGCAAGTATGTGAAGCAGCTGCTTGAGGGTGACATCCACACCGAGAATGCCAAGGCTGCTGGTTTGGATGTCTTCGAGGACGGAAGGTCCAGGGCCAAGACAATGATCTACTGCTTCCTCTACGGTGGAGGCCCGGAGAAGCTGGGCGCTGTCGTCGGTGGAGGCAGGGAAGATGGAGTCAAACTGCGTAACCGATTCCTGAAGAAGACCCCAGCCCTGAAGCAGCTGCGAGACGCAGTGCAGGCAAAGGTCAAGAAGCAGGGGTTTTTGCTGGGGATCGACGGAAGGGTATTGCCCATCCGCCACTCGCACGCTGCGCTGAACACACTCTTGCAGAGCGCGGGAGCCATCATGGTAAAGCTGGCAACCGTGCTCCTGCATGACATGTGCAAACAACAAGGTCTCAAGTTTGGAGTGGACTACGCGAATGTCGCGCACATCCACGACGAGCTTCAGCTTGAGGTTGTCGATGAAAAAGCAGAACTGGTCGGGAACCTCGCTGTTCATGCAATACGAGAAGCGGGCAAGAGACTTGATTGCCTCTGCCCACTCGATGCGGAGTACCGAGTTGGCACCACCTGGGCAGAAACCCATTAGTGCTAGGTGGCTTTGCTACATCGCTGGGTTTGTTGACGGCGAAGGTTCAGTCAGCTGGAACAGGCTGAAGATCGGTAACACCTACCCACTTACCTTGTTCATCGCCCGAGAGTTTTTTGGCGGGCAGGTGTACAGGGAGAACACCCGCAACGGGCGGACAATGTTTGCTTGGTGCGTCTACGGAGAAGAGTCAACTGCTGCACTAACTGCGTTGGTTCCTTTCCTCATCGAGAAACAGCTGCAGGCTCTTCTGGTTCTGAAGGTCGGCAACTACCCACCCAAGTCCGAGCAGAGAAGGCTGCTCATGAGCTACATTACGGAGTTGAAAAGAATTGACCACGGCTAGTAAACGCACACTGCTGCTCGACGGCGACATCTTCGCCTATCAAATCTGCGCGTCTGTCGAACGCGAGATCGAGTGGGAGGAGGATCTATGGGTCCTCTATTCAAACGCTTCTGAGTGCAAGCAGCATCTGGACTCACAGGTGCTGCGCCTCAAGACTGACCTCGAAGCGCATGACATCGTCATTGCCTTTAGTTCATCTACCAACTTCCGAAAGGACATCTACCCGGAGTACAAGTCCAACCGGAAAGGGTCCCGCAAGCCTCTTGCCTACCGGGCTCTAGTCAACTACGCCAAAGAGACCTACCGCACCATGACCCTTCCATGGGCCGAGGCTGACGATGTGCTTGGCATCCTTGCCACTGGCCACAGGATTCGAGGCGACAGGGTTGTGGTCAGTATCGACAAGGATCTGGAGTCGATCCCTTGCAAGCTGTTCAACCCGAACAAGCTGGCCCTTGGTGTCAGGACTGTCACGAAGGAGGAGGCTGACTACAACCACCTCCTGCAGACCCTGACTGGGGACCGGACTGACGGCTACCCCGGCTGCCCTACCTACGGGGACAAGCGGTCCCGCATCCTGCTGGACGAGGGCGTCAGCTGGAAGGCGGTTGTGGGTGCCTATGAGAAGCAGGGGCTGTCCGAAGAGGTGGCTCTGGCTCAGGCCCAGATTGCCCGGATCTGCCGAGCCAAGGACTACGACATGAAAAACAAGAAGGTGATCCCGTGGACCCCGACCAAGTAAACCATCCGGCTCACTACCGTCAGGGGGACATCGAAGCTATTGATGCGATCAGAGCGTCTATGCCGCCCGTCGAGTTTGAGGGCTACTGCAAGGGCCAAGTCCTCAAGTACCTCTGGCGGTACAGGTATAAGGGTAAACCCCTAGAAGACCTTCGAAAAGCCGAGTGGTATCTCCAACTCCTTATCCGTACACTCCCTGACAATGGCTGAAGAAACACAACAAAGTCTTTTTGGTGAGGACTACCTAGAGTCTGCACCGTTTCCCCCTGTGACCGAAGCCCTAGTGGTTGCGCTTGACAAGCTGTTCCCTGACAAGTGCCCATCCCTGGGCGATCCAGATAGACTGATCTGGGTCAAAGCTGGGCAGCGAGCAGTTGTCCGCTTCCTCGCAGAGAAGCTCCGAGAGCAGCAGGAGACAAACAATGTGCTTCAGTAGCCCCAAGATGCCCGACATGCCGCCGCCCCCGGCACCGCCCCCGCCCGCCCCCACGCCGTCTGCGACTAAGGTCCAGCCCGCTACAACTACCCGATCTGACAGTGCCCGGCGTGCAGCCCAGGGGCTTTCTAAGTATCGGATCAGTAGGAGCATGGGAGGCACTGTGGACAAAGGCGTGCGTCGTGCCGAGCCCGGCAAAACCTCGTCCATGAGCATCTACTGATGGCCTCTTATCAGCCTGAGTTTTCCATTGGGAGCGCCGAGACCAAGACTGGGTCGGCGCTCTACAAGGCCCTTGAAGCAAGGCGTCAACCCTTTCTCGACAGGGCACGGGACTGCTCTAAGCTGACCATCCCGTCTGTACTGCCTGACGAGAGCCACAACAATCACTCCAAGCTCCCGACTCCTTTCCAGAGTCTGGGGGCTCGTGGGGTAAACAACCTGAGCAGTAAGCTGCTGCTGACGCTGCTCCCGCCCAACGCCGCCTTCTTCAGGCTGGCTATTGATCCGTACCAGCTTGAGCAGCTTGCGGGGAATCAGCAGATCCTAGCCGAGATTGATGAGAGCCTCGGCAAGATGGAGCGGGCTGTCATGTCGGAGATCGAGACGACTGGCATCCGCACGGCAGCGTTTGAGGCGCTGAAGCATCTGCTCATTACGGGCAATGCTCTGGTCTACTTCCCTGAAGAGGGCGGGCTTCGGCTGTTCCACATGGACAGCTATGTCGTCGAGCGCGACCCGAAGGGCAACCTCATGAGCATTGTGACCAAAGAGTCCATTGCTCCCAAGGCGCTGCCCGAGGAGGTCCGCGAACTGGTCCAGAGCAAGCTCGACCAGAGCGAAAAGTCTGTTGATGTCTACACCTGTGTCCACCGCTCTGATGAGGGTGACACATTTGAAACCTTCCAAGAGATCATGGGGATTCGCGTCCCCGGTTCTGATGGTGTCTACAAAGAGGAGAGCATGCCGTACATGGCGCTGCGCCTCAGCACCATCGCAAACGAGGACTTTGGCCGGGGTCTGGTTGAGGAGTACATGGGGGACCTGCGTTCCCTGGAGTCTCTGACCAGATCAATCGTTGAGGGTTCGGCAGCTGCAGCCAAGGTGCTGTTTCTTGTCAACCCCAACGGAACCACCCGAGCCCGTGCCCTGGCTGAAAGCCCCAACGGGGCCATCCGTGAGGGCAACGCAGCTGATGTGACCACCCTTCAGGTCAACAAGGCTGGGGACTTCCGTGTCGCACTTGAGGCAATCGGGCAGATCCGAGAGCGCCTCATGCACGCCTTCCTGCTGAACGAAAGCATTCAGCGTCAGGCCGAGCGCGTCACCGCCGAAGAGATTCGGTTTATGGCGCAGGAGCTAGAGCAGTCGCTGGGCGGGATCTTCTCAATCCTGTCCTCCGACTTCCAGCTGCCTCTGGTCAACATCCTTATGGATCGTATGACCAAGCAGCGGCGTTTGCCGAAACTGCCCAAGGGAATTGTCAGGCCTAAGATCGTTACTGGCCTTGAGGCTCTTGGCCGTGGCAACGATCTAAACCGCCTTGATGTTTTTATTAGCGGAGCGATCCAGCAGTTCGGCCCTGAGTTCCTTCAGTACATCAACCTTTCTGATTACCTGACTCGTCGCGCCACGGCAGTTGGTATCGACATCGAAGGGCTAATCAAAACTGAGGAAGAAGTGGCACAGCAGCGCCAGCAGGCGATGATGATGGACATGGCCCAGAAGCTGGGCCCCAACGCAATCAACGCGGCCAATGAGCAGTACATGGCTGCACAACCCCCTTCTGAATAACCAACATGGGTGAAACCCACAGCGTCACGCTACATGACGGCCCGTCCGGCCCCGACCCCGAGCCGCAGGTTCAGGCTCAAGATCCGCAAGAGTCCTCGATCCCCGAGAAGTTCCTGAACAAGGACACCGGGGAGGTGGACACCGACGCGCTGCTTGCGTCCTACCAGCAGCTTGAGCGACGACTCTCCGGAGCGACCGATGAGGATGAGCCCCAAGACGAGGTCTCTGAAGAAGCTCAAGAGGAGCAGGTTGATCAAGAAGGCGAAGGGCAAGAAGCCCCGAGCCTAGAGCAATTTAGCCAAGAGTTCTTCGAGTCCGGTGAACTGTCGGAAGACAGCTACACCCAGCTGGAAGAGATGGGCTACCCGAAGGATCTGGTTGACGCATTCATTGCGGGCCAGAAAGCAATCCTGAACACCGAGCAGAGCCAACTGTTCTCTGTGGTTGGTGGAGAGGATGCCTATCGCGAGATGCAGGCATGGGCGGCTGAGAACATGTCCGACTCTGCCAAGAATGCCTATAACGCAGCGGTCGAAAGCGGGGACATGGAACAGGCCACCCTGGCTATTCGCGGCCTGCGGGATAGCTACATGCGGGCCAATGGCAAGGCCCCCAGCCAGATCCAGGGCCGTAGCTCTGGTAGGCCTACTATCTCTGGGTTCCGTTCGACCCGCGAGCTTACCCAGGCTATGCGGGATCCCCGGTACGCTACAGACCCCGCCTATCGGCAGGATGTTGAGGACCGACTTCGCATGTCGGACGCAATGTAATGATTGAAACCAAACCCGGCTGGCAGACTTCTGAAGCGTGGTTCACGGGGGTCGCCTCGTGGCTTATGCACGATGTGATTGTCGAATCCACTGACTGGCGTGTGCAGGCCGCAGCTGCCCTTGGGGTTGCTGTGGTTGCCTCGTTCTACATCTGGAGTCGAGCGAAAGTGAAGGTGGTGGGTGTCGATGTCTAAACTCGCCCCCTTCATCCTTGTAGCTCTTGGGTCGTGTGCGACTCTTGACGGCTACCTTGAGCGGCCTGTCCCTACCACTGACCCGGCTGCTCCTGTTGTCACTGTTGGCGAGGCCACTGCTGACACGGTTGACGCTGTCGCTCCTCAGGTTGTGGCAGCTGCTTCCAATGTGGCTACGGCCCTGACTGGTAACCCTGTCTTCGGTGGCACCGCCGCCGCTCTGGTTGCCCTCACCCTCGGTGCCCTTTCAAAGCGGCTCCGTAAAAAGAAGCAAGTCGGGGGCGAAGCTCCCGTCTCGTAGAGACACAAGCTGATCAAATCAAGGTCAGGGCCTCTTTCGGGAGACAACCCTTCGAACCAGCGAGAGATCAGAGTCTCATCCACCTGTTTTTGTTTTCCCAACCCTTCCAAATAGGAGAGTAGCCCAATGGCTATGCCCAACCATCTTGGCCAGATCAACGCGACTGGCGAAGACTATGCGCTCTTTCTGAAGAAATGGAGTGGAGAGATTCTGACCACTTTCGAGGAAGCCAATGTGATGGCTCCTCTGCACATGGTCCGGTCTATCGACTCCGGTAAGAGCGCCCAGTTCCCTGTTATCGGTACGGCCTCGACCAAGTACCACACCCCCGGCGATTCGGTCATTGATACTGCCGGGTATCTCAGCACGATCCGTCACGGTGAGCGCCTGATCTTCGTGGACAAAATGCTCACTTCGAGCGTTTTCGTCGCGCGAGTTGACGAGGTCATCAACCACTACGATGTTCGTTCGGTCTACTCGACCGAGCTTGGCCGCGCCATGGCGAAGAAGTACGACGAGCAGCTTCTTCTTCTGGCGGTCAAGGGTTCCTTCACTGCAGCCGATGTGGCCTTCACGGGCGCTAAGGGCGGCAATGTCATCCGGACCTCGGCCTCTGGCGGCACCACTGCTCAGGACATCCTCAACGCTATCCGGGTCTGCATGCAGGAACTGGATGAGAAGGATGTGCCGAAAGAGGATCGTGCCATCGTGGTCAAGCCGGAAACCTTCTACAAGCTGATCGCTCAGAAGGACCTGATTGACCGGGACATCAGCCCCGACAACGGCTCGATTGGCATGGGCACGCTCTACTCCGCTTGGGGTGGTCGTATCTATGTGTCGAACCACCTGCCGGGTGACCTCAACTACACCGATGTCACCAATGTCCACACTGGTGGTACTGCTGGATCGAACGGTAACGACTACACCGTCAACCTGACTTCCAGTAACGCTGGCCTCACCAGCAACGCTGGTCTTCAGGCTGTGGTGTTCCACAAGTCGGCTCTTGGTACTGTCAACCTCATGTCCCTTGGCATGGAGTCGGAGTACCAAGTCGAGCGTCAGGGCAGCCTGTTCGTTTCCAAGTACGCGCTTGGTCACGGCGTCCTTCGCCCCGAGGCTCTCTGCTCCGTGATCACCTCGGCTGGTAGCCTCGTCACGGCAACCGCCTCCTGATCAGGGATCTGATCCCAACTCCGTGGGGGTGGCTCTCGTCACGGGGGTCACCCCCACTTCCTTTATCTAGCCATGGCACTCTCCAATACCACTCAACTTGAAGCGGTCAACACGATGCTCTCTGTAATTGGAGAGGCTCCCGTGGCTGCTGTTTCTCCCGCGCCTACCCAGGATGTGACTATCGCCCTCAATGTTCTTGAGGAGATTCAGCGAGAGGTCCAGACTCGTGGCTGGTCGTGGAATACCGCATACGATGTCGAGCTTACCCCTGACGGGGCGAAAAACATCACGCCCCCTGCAGGCGCTGTTCGGTTCGACAACAACTACAAGACTCAGGTCAAGACAGCGAAATACTCCGTCCGTGGCGGGCTGCTGTACGACCTGACCAACAAGACTGACGAGTTCGACGACCCCATCACCCTGACCATCATCACGATGCTGGACTGGGACGACATGACCGAGGCGGCTCGTCGGTACATCATGATCCGTGCGGCTAGGGTCTTCCAAGACCGCATGAGTGGGTCGCCTAACCACCACTCTTTCAACTTCCGCGACGAGGCTGCGGCCTATGCCGAACTGATGGAAGCGGAACTGGAAGACTGCGACTACACCATCTACGACCACCCCGACACCTTCGACGCGATCAACAGGTCGCGCCCCTCTAACTCTGTTCCTGGGTACTGATCATGGCGCTTATCAGCTTCTCTACCCCGAGTCTTGTATCGGGGGTCAGCCAGCAGCCCGACCCGCTTCGGTTCTCTACGCAGGCCGAGAAGCAGGAAAACGCCTACAGTTCCATCGTTGATGGGCTCTGCAAGCGGCAGCCCACCAACCATCTAGCCCAGATGGTTTCGGGGTCGAACTTTGACTCGTGCAAGGTTCACCCAATCAACCGAGACACATCTGAGCGGTATCTTGTTCTGTATCGGCAGAACGAGATCAAGGTCTGGGACATCGTCAATGGAGTCGAGCGAAATGTCCAAGCGCCTGGGGGAGGCTCTGCTGACTTCAGCTACATCAACCAGCTGGATGTCAGCCGACTGAAATCGCTGACCGTGGCTGACACCACCTTCGTGTGCAATCCAGACACAGAGGTGGCTATGTCAGCCTCGGTCAGCGCCGCTGCCAGCCCCGGTGGCCTGATCTTCGTAAAGGCTGGTAACTACAAAACCGACTATTTCGTCTCGTGGGCATTCAAGAACAGCGGAGGTTCGATCCTTGCTGGGTCCACGCTGGTCACCACCTGGGACGGCAACACCAGCGGGAACAGTAAGAACATCCACCGCATTGGCCCGTTCCCTTTGAGTGGGAACCCGACTGGAACCTATTCAGTTGATGTCCTTGGGGACACGGCCAGCATCACCGGAGTTTCTTCTGGGTCAATTACGGCCTCAGACTTCGCCTCTGCGATCCAAGCCATAAACGGCGTCACCGCCACAACCTTCACGGGAAGTGGTGGCTACTATGTCCGCGTCACTGGAAGTTTCAACGGGCTGGACACTCGCGTCTCAAACTTGACCAAGCCTGCAGCCTCTACCGCCACTATTGCTGAAGAGCAGGCGCACACTGAAACTACGGAAGACTCTATCGAGACTAGCGATATTGCTGCGCGGATCGCCACGGAGATGTTCGCCACCCTCTCCGCTTCTCCTGGGGGTGCGAGTGCCTATATCAACAGCGTCGGCGCATACAACTCATCGACGGTTTTCATCGACGCCAAGTATGAGCTGGTCTACCTCGAAGTGAGTGACGGTCAGGGGGACACCAGCATGTTTGGCGCATGTAAGAAGGTGGCCCGAGTTACCGACCTCCCCGTAAAGTGCGTTGACGGTTTCCGCATCAAGATCGAGGGCGATCCTGAGCAGGGAGAAGATGATTACTACGCAGAGTTCGAAGCCTCTGGCGACCTAATCGCCAGCCCGGCATTCGGATCCGGGGTCTGGAAGGAGTGCATCGGCCCCAACCTGCCCTACGAGTTCGACGCATCCACTATGCCGCACAAGCTGGTGCGGAAGTTCTCAGGCGCTACCCCCTACTTCGAGTTCGGGCCTGTTGACTGGGTAGATAGAGCGGTTGGGGATGACCTAACCAACGCAGAGCCGAGCTTTGTTGGCCTGACCATCAATGACATCTTCCTGTTCCGGGGAAGGATGGGGTTCCTGAGCGATGACAATGTGATCTTGTCAGAGGCGGGGAACTTCGAGAACTTCTGGCGCACTACCACCACGATCCTCGCTGAGAGCGACCGGATTGATATCGGGGTCAGCCACCCTCAGGTGTCCATCCTCCACAGCGCGGTCCAGTGGAACGAGAAGCTGATTGTGTTCTCGGACCAGAACCAATTCCTCCTTGAGGGCGACCCCTACCTGACCCCGCAGACTGCACAAGTCAGCACTATCACAAGCTATGAGAACATCTCGTCAACTCGCCCGGTCGGTAATGGCAGGTCAGTCGCCTTTCCCTATAAGCAGGGCGATTACTCCGGAGTCCGCGAACTCTATCAAGCCGCCCAAGATGTCTACGACGCGGACGACACTACTCAGCCTGTTCCCACCTATCTGGCTGGCAACATTGTTGAGATGGCTTCGTCTACGGTTGACGGCGTTCTGGTCTGCCTGACAGAGGGCGAGCGGTCTTCGCTCTACATCTTCAAGTATTACTATTCTGGACAGGATCGGGCCCAGGCTGCATGGAGCAAGTTCACCTTTGGCTCTGACGCCCAGATCCGCAGCGTTGCGTTCATCGACACTACTCTCTACCTCGTGGTGGTCCGAGATCAGGGCCTGTACCTTGAGAGCCTGGAGTTTGGCCCCAACCTTCAGGACCCCGATTCTGAGTTTGTGGTCCGTCTGGACCGGAGGGTGGCTGACAACTCAACTGGAGTGAGTGCCAGCTACAGCCCTGGCAACGACTGGACCACGATCACCCTCCCCTACAATGTGGCCGCTGGGCGTACCTACAAGGTTGTCCGTCGAGCTACGG